AGTATAAATTACTTATAACTTTTAGGAGTTTCAATGTCTATGGAAAATACTAACGAAGAAGTTCTGGAAGAATCGACTGAACAAGAAGAACTTGTTGAAGCTCCAGAGCAAGAAGAAAAAGAACAATCAGAAGAAATTCTCGCCGAAAAATCCAAAGCCAAAGTCAAGGAAGATGATGACGAAGATGAGGATGAAGATGACGAGGGGGATGATGATTCTGATGATGATTCTGATGATGATTCTGATGATGATGACGAAGAAGAGAAAGAATCAGTGAAAAAATCAGTAAAAAAAGAAGAAGTTAAAATTCCTTCTACTAAAGCCGCTATGATTAAAGCCCTTTTCGATAAAGTCAATGGTCTGAAGAAAGAAGAAGTTTCTGCGAAATGGAAAGACCTTATGGATGTTGCAGAAGCAGAAGATCTTGGGGGCCCAACTCCACAGGACTCACATCCAGAAAAGGATGAAGTTGGCAAAAAGAAAAAGAAAATTAAAATTTCCATGCCTGAAATCAATGTTAAAGAAGATATTGAAGCGTTGGTAGAAGGTGAAGAACTCTCAGAAGAGTTTAAGACTAAAGCTTCTACTATCTTTGAAGCCGCAGTTCATCAGAAGGTGATGGAAATTGCAACCGAAAAGATTGAAGATCTCGAAAAAGAGTATCAAACCAATCTTCAAGAAGAGATTGTTTCATTCCGTGACGAATTGACAGAAAAAGTCGATGGTTATCTCAACTACGTAGTTGAAGAGTGGATGAAAGAGAACGAAATTGCACTTGATAGTTCATTGAAAAGTGAACTTACCGAAGAGTTCATGGGCGGACTTAAAAATCTCTTTACTGAACATTATATTGAAGTTCCAGACGAAAAAGTTGACATCGTTGAAAGCCTTTACGACAAGGTGGAAGAACTTGAAGGAAAATTAAATTCTCAAATTGATGATAACGTTCAAGTTACTAGTGAACTTAACGAATATCGTAAGGACAAGATCTTGGAAGAAGTTTGCGAAGACCTTGCAGACACACAATCTGAAAAGATGAAATCTCTCGTAGAGGGTGTTTCTTACGAAGATGATGCAGATGATTTTGAGAACAAAATTAAGACGATTAAGGAAAGTTATTTCCCGAATCAAACTAAACAAGATGAAAATGTTGAACAAGAAAGTGATGATTCACCAACGGAGGAAACTCCAGAGATGAATAACATCATGGAGGCATATAGTAAAGCTATTGCTCGTAATTAATAATAATTTTTAGTTTTTTTAACAATTTAAGGAGTTTTAAAAATGCAACTCTCAGAAACAATTAATAAAAAGTGGGCGCCGGTTTTGGATCATCCCGATCTTCCTAAGATCAAAGATCCATATCGTAGAGCAGTCACCGCTATGTGTCTTGAAAATGTTGAAGCTCAATATGCTCAAGATCAAACTGGTAGTGGACTCTTAATGGAGGCAGCCCCTACTACTACTATGGGATTAACATCTACTAACCCATCTTTGGGTGGTGTAGCTGGTGGTTCTGTTCAAGTTAGTGCCGATTTTGCAGATCCAGTTTTGATCTCAATGGTTCGGCGTGCAATGCCCCAACTCGTAGCATACGATGTTTGTGGTGTACAACCAATGTCCGGCCCAACTGGATTGATTTTCGCACTCAAGAGTCGTGTCAATTCGATGACAGGTGATGAAATGCCTGGAGTTAATGCTGACACCGTTGCAAGTGAATCTGGTACGCCAGGACACGCATCGGGTGACTTAGTTAAGACGCCAGGTCTTTTGATCACGGCAGCTGACGGATCTGGACAAACCCAAAACGAATTCTCCGCATCAAGTGCTCTGGAAACAGACGGTGGTGAGGGAGATGTTGCTGGTGAAATGTCCTTCTCGATTGAGAAGATTTCAATCGCTGCTGGTACACGTGCTCTGAAAGGTTCCTATTCAATGGAACTCGCACAAGACCTTCGTGCAGTTCATGGTCTGGATGCAGAAGCAGAACTTGCTAACATTCTGTCTATGGAAATTCTTGCAGAAATCAACCGTGAGGTTGTTCGTAAGATTTATATCAATGCCGCAGTTGGTGCCCAAGTTGGTGTAACTACTTCTGGTCTTTTTGACCTTGATACCGATTCCAATGGACGTTGGATGGTTGAAAAGTTCAAAGGTCTGATGATGCAGATTGAAAAAGATGCAAATCAGATTGGTAAAGACACACGAAGAGGAAAAGGAAACATTCTGATGACTTCATCTGATGTGGCCTCTGCTCTTCAAATGGCAGGTATGTTGGATTATGCTCCTGCAATGAGCACAGATCTGAATACAGATACCGCTTCGACTACTTTCGCTGGTGTTCTTAACGGACGCTATAAAGTATATGTTGATCCATATGCTGATGCGAATGCACAAGAATTTTATTGTGTAGGTTATAAAGGTGATTCGCCGATGGATGCTGGAATTTTCTATTGCCCATACGTTCCGTTGCAAATGGTTCGTGCGGTTGACAGTTCTAGTTTTCAACCACAGATTGCTTTCAAAACACGTTATGGTCTGGTTGCAAACCCATTTGCAGAAAATGCAAGTGCTTCAACTGGTCGTATAACAGGTGATTTGACATCCAATCCTCACCTTAATGTATATTACAGAAAAGCTGCAATTACCAACTTGATGTAATACTTGACCTACATATAGTAGGATTTCAGAAAGGGAGTGGAGAAATCTACTCCCTTTTTTTATTTGTAGTGATAATTTTCCAGTGAGGCTGCAATGATCATAGTGATAGGAAATGGTCAATCAAAATCTGTTTCAGATTTAATCTTTTCAAAAAACATATTACATATGGTTGTGATTTCATTTATCGTAAATTCATACCAAACCATTTAGTTTGTCAAGATATTGATGCACAATTGGAATTGATAACCAATAACTTAACGAAAAAATACAAATGTTATTTTAGAGGGTTTGATTTAATTCCAAGTATGCATTATGATACGCTTAAACAGACAACCGATAAAAAATATAAAATCGGAGAGAATCAACCAAAAACGGATAATTTTATTCAATTTGCACATGAAGGAGTTATGTATTTTATTTGGATTGATCCATCTGATCCAACTGAAAATATTGCTTGGTGGTCAGATACTACATTTGAAGAATGGGTTTCTGATACAGTTGCACTCCGTTTGGCCGCTCAACAAAATCCTAGTGAAACATTTTTTTATTGTGTGGGGTTTGATTATTATCACGATCAAACAAAAGATGGTATATTTCTTGGTTCTTCCATTACAGAATTTCATGATGAAAATCAAGATTCTTGGATTGGTCAACACAAACACATCGAAGAGGAATACCCAAATTCTAAATTTATTTTTGTTGGAAAAGACATGGATTATGGCGAGTTTGAAAATCTGTTGAATAAATAGTATAGAAGGACTAATAAGGAAATCATGGCCGCATCAAATGTAGTACCAGACAATTTAAATTATCTTTCAAATATCAGTTTTCGACTGACAATGCAAGATGCACCAAACTTGACTTGGTTTTGTCAGGCAGTAAATGTGCCTGGTGTATCAATTGAAGGTATAGATGTATTTACACCATATGTAACTATACCTTATGCTGGAAATAAAGTTTCGTTTGAAGAACTTTCTGTCAGGTTTATTGTTGATGAACATATGAAAAATTGGACAGAAATTTATGATCGTATAATTGCATTGGGTTTGGCAGAAGGGAGTGAAAAATATCGTTTACTTAAAGCAAAATCTGATACAACTCAAAGGGGAGGAACAGTTTCGACACTTGTCCTTACTGTTTTGACAAGTGCAATGAACCCTCAAATGGAATTTCATTTTTACGAAGCATTTCCAATTTCTATTTCAGCACTTGATTTTGACAGTGCAGCCGGAGATTTAGAATATTTTACTGCTACCGCAGGATTTCGTTATACAAACTATGAAATAAGGAATCTATTGAACAACTAAAAAAATTATGACAATTGAAGACATTATGGAAATGTGGGGAGAGGACTCTCACATTGATGATAAAGATTTGGACAACGAATCTTTGAAAATACCCAATCTACACCAAAAATACTTAGACATATATTCCAAAGAAAAACGAAAGTTGAGTGATCTCAAAACTCACTGGAAAGTTCTTTTTCAACAACGTTGGGAAGTGGTTATTTCTAAGAATGGCCGTGCGCCCGAACACAACATACGAATTTCAAAATCCGAATTAGAAAAACATTACGTTGCAGCTGATGAATCATTACAGAAAGCGGAGAAGATATTGAATGAACAAGAAGGAAAAGTGGATTATCTGAAATCGGTTCTTTCAATGATTGAGAATAGAAGTTTTCATATTAATAATGCAATCAGTTGGAGGAAATTTGTTGCAGGACTTGGGTAATTATGCAAATCATAATGGAAAAAGAGAACGAGGTATATCTGCGACTCTCTTGCGAGCCGGGAGTGAAGATGGAACTCAACCACTATTACCGATTTCATCCAA